TGATAGTGAAGGAGTAGAAGTGCCAAGAGTAAGCCGTAGCGGTGGTGGTGCAATTTTAAATGTAAAATATTAAACAACAAATAATGGAAGTAAAAGGAAAAATTAAGTTAATCGCGGAAACTCAAACGTTTGATTCTGGATTCACAAAAAGACAGTTAGTAGTTACAACTGATGAGATGTACCCACAAGATGTAGCAATAGACTTCGTAAAAGACAAATGCGACGTTTTAAACGCTTATAAAGCTGGCGATAGCGTTGAGGTAGGTATAAACATACGAGGTAACGAATATAACGGCAAATACTATGTTAGTTTACAAGGTTGGAAAATTAGCAAGTTAGAAGCGGTTGTAAATACACCAGTAGAAGTACAACCAGAAGAAAGCGACGATTTGCCATTCTAGTATAAACCTTAGAGCGCATTTTAAACGGTGCGCTCTTTTAAATTTAAATTATGAAAACGGAATACAAAGCAAGGGGTTTAACCCTAAAGAAAAAACAGTTTGTAAAAGACTTACTTATTGATTATTTAGCTGGCAGAACTTCAAAGCAAGCAATCCAGTTAAAATTCGAAAAGAAATTTAAAGTAACGGATAATAGTTTTTACGCTGTATGGAATGCTGTAACCGTAGACAGTTTTTACAATAACTTTAGAACTAGAAAAACAGACTTTAAAGTAAAAGAAGATGACCTAAAAGGGTTGCACCAAATGCCTAAAAATTGGCAACTATTAAAATATAAAGACGATTTAACAATAAAAGACTATGAAAGCAACGCAAGCACACTATGATAGTGGTAAAGAATATGATTTAATTGATGTATGTAAAGATTACTCCCTTAACTTTAATAGAGGTAATGTAATGAAATACGTAGCAAGGGCAGGAAAGAAAGACGATGAATTGAAAGACTTACGTAAAGCATTAGACTATTTACAAAGAGAAATAGCCTACTTAGAAGATAAAAAACAATAAAAGATTATGACAGAAAAGAAACAAATTAGATTACTTCACATGGTGGCAATAGCAACTGTGTTTAGAGATGACTTAGAAGAACTAAAAGAAGAACTACCATTTACGCACAAATTAAAGAATTTGTCAAATCAAATGGTTAAAGAACTTAATAATAAGTTGCTTTTAATTGCTGGTAAGGACAAAGAACTACACGAGCAATACGGTAATGTATTGTTAAAATATGAAGAAATAAGGGAGAAATTTTTAGATATTGAGTAATAATTTGGGGCAAAAAATTAAACCGCCATCAAAATACAAAAAATGACATACGCAAGTTTTTTAACATATTTATTTTTGATGGGGCAAAATATTGAGTTTAGGGCAAAATCTAAATATTTTTTACCCCAGCCGAAAGGCGCGCTATTATTGAGATTTAAGCGTTTTGGGGTAAAAAGGTAAAAAATATACCAACTCATATTATATATGATTTAAAATATTTATATTTTTTTTTCTCGCTTCAAAACTAATAAAATATAAAAAATAAAATGTGTTTTTTATATAGTGTGAGTATAGGGCTATATTTTCCACCTTTTTACCTTTTTTAATATTATTTGTTTATTTAGATATTATTATTATTTTTGTATCTCAAAATGACTTGGAAATCATTAAAGAACTTATTTTAAAATCCTATTTAAGTGATGCCTTTCCAAGTGGCTAGCTTAGATAGGGTTTTTTTTATTTAATAATATTATGAGAATATCATTTTTCGATAAAATTACAGCTTCTTTTCCAGAGAAGTCAATAAGTCTTAATAAGGCTTTGAGAGATATACAACAAGGAAAGTACAAGGAGCAGATTAAAAACATTAGAGTTTTAGCAAACGATAAAGCAAAAAGAGATGTTGAAAAGAAAAAACTACCTTTAGTAACCTTTTGTGGAGTGTTTGATAAGCGATCAAATAATGCCCTAAAACAATATTCTGGATTTGCTTGTTTAGATTTTGATAATGTTACAAACGTTGGTGAGTTATCGAGGTTGGTGAATGAGGACAAATATACTTATGCCTCTTTTATTAGCCCATCAGGTAACGGTTTGAAAGTATTAGTTCAAACACCAGCGGTGGATAACGATAAGGATTATAAGTCTTTTTATTTTAAAATACAAGAGCATTATAATCAATATGGAGAAACAGATGAAGCTACAAAAGACATTGCAAGAGCAACGTTTTTTAGTTATGACGCTAACTTGTTTGTCAATACTGAAAACGAAATATTTACGGATAGGTTAGTTCCAAAAGAGATTGCACCAATTAAACCAGTGGTTTTTAAAGTAGATGATGATAACGAAATTGCAGAGCGTTTGATAAAATGGTTTAAAAAGCATTGGACTACTGGCGTCAATAGAAACAACAACCTATTTAAACTTTGTTCTGCCTTTAATGATTACGGAGTTAGCAAGGATATTGCATTAGATTATTGCAGTCAGTACCAGAGGGATGATTTTAAAATTAGAGAGATTGAAAAGTTAGTTGATTCAGCCTACAAAAACACTTTTAATTTTGGAACAAAAGTATTTGAGGATACAAATCTTAGAGAAAAAACAAAAAGGTTATTATTTTCTGGAAACACTCAACAACAAATAAAAGAAAAATTAGATATTAATTACGATTTAACAGATGCAATAGAGGGGTTAGAGCAGGAGATACCAAAGGATACATTTTGGGAGATTGACGATAAAGGTAGGGTTTCAATATCTTTTTTAAGGTTTGATTATTATCTTAGAAATTTAGGAATAAGTAAATATTACCCGAATAAGTTAAGTAGAGATTTCGATTTTATTATTAAAGACTCAAATTTTATTGATTGGATTGATACTACTAGAATAAAAGATATTGTAAAAAAGGACATAGTAAGTAGGGGTTGTTTTGAGGTGTGGGATTACATGGCAAAGAACAGTTCTATATTTAAAAAAGAAAGCCTATCTATGATTGACACCATAGATGTAAGTACAAATAAAGATACAGCAGATACTAGTTATATTTACTACAAAAATAAGATAGTTAAAACGACTAAAGAGAAAATAGAATTATTAGATTATAAAGATATTGATAGTTTAGTATGGAGTAAACAAGTTATTGATAGGGATATTACTTTAAGTGAAAATTCAGACGGTGAGTTTAGGCAGTTTATTTGGTTTTTGTCTGCGCAAAATCCAGATAGATATTACACCTTAAAATCGGTTATAGGCTACTTGTTACATTCCTACCAATTAGATGCAGAACCTAAATCGATTGTTTTTAACGATGAGATGCTAAGCGATGACATTCCTAATGGTGGATCTGGAAAAGGTTTAATACACAAGGCGATTGGTCAATTAAAAAACATTTGTACAGAAGATGGAAAACGTTTTGATCCAAAAAGCCAATTTGCGTATCAAAGAGTTTCAGAGGATACACAAATATTTTTAATAGACGATGTTCCTAAATCGTTTAACTTTGAAAATTTATTTTCTATTATTACAGAGGGTATAACAATCGAAAAGAAAGGAAAAGACCCTTTTAAAATACCTTTCAATCTTAGTCCTAAATTGAGTTTAACTACGAATTACACGTTGAGAGGTGACGGAGCAAGTCATTATCGTAGAATATTTGAAGTTGAAATTGCTAATTATTTCAACGATAAGCACACGCCTTATGACGAGTTTGGACATAGTTTCTTTTTTGACTGGGATGTGGATGAGTGGTGTAAGTTTGATAATTTCATGATACGTTGTATACAATACTACTTAGAGAATGGATTGGTAGAATCTAATAAGGTTAATTTAGAGCTGAGAAAATTAAGAAATAATTTAGGTTTTGAGTTTATGGAGTTTATGGAGTCTAAGCCATTTAAGCAGAAAAGACCTAAAAAAGAAGCTAGAGAGGATTTTGGTAATCAATATAAACATATTGCTAGATTTAACTCACCGCAAAAATTCAACAAAAAAGTGAAAGAGTATTGCGAGTATTATAATTTGGATCTAGTTGAAAGTAAATACAACGGTGTAGAAACATGGCAGATTTTTGAGGATGAGGACGATAAACTGTGGAGCGATGCAATATAAATTAAGAGAATACCAGCAGGAGTTGTTAGATAAGATTAATAACTCAACGGACAAAAGAAACTGCGTACAAGCCCCAACCGGTTTCGGTAAGACTGTTTTATTTACAGCCATTTTAAACGCCTTTAAAGGTCGGGCGTTAGTTTTAGTAAACAGAACGGAGTTAGTTGCCCAAACAGTGTCTAAAATAGATAAGAGCGTGTTTAAAATAGTAGCTGGCGTTCGTGAAATAAAATTAGAGGACGTAAACATAGGAATGGCCGAAACTGTTTACAATCGGATTAAAAAAGGGAAATTAGATGTTAACGACTTTGATTTAATTATTACTGATGAGGTACACAATTTGCAGTTTAATAAGATTTACGACGGTTACAAAGGCAGGTTGTTAGGTTTTACAGCGACGCCGTTAACAATGAAAAGGGAAACTTTTTTCGTTGAGGACGTAAAACATATTAAAAGCATTTCGTTAAGCCAATGGTACGGGCCTTTAATTTGCGGTGTTAAAATATCGGAGTTAGTACAACAAGGATATTTAACGCCAGTTAAAAACTACGTTATACCTAATGCAAATTTAAGTAAGTTAAAAACAGATAAAAGCGGTGAGTTTACCTCAAAATCTCAAAGCGATGTATTTGATAACCAAGCATCGATAAAATGTTTGTATGACAACTATAACCATCATTGCAAAGGTCAAAAGACAATGGTTTTTAATTCAAATACAAAAACCAATGCAGATGCTTATGATTACTTTTTATCAAAGGGTGTAAATTGCAGGAGTTACGACAGCAAGAGTTTGGAAGATAGAAAAGACATAGTAGAATGGTTTAGAAATACTCCTGACGCTGTATTATTCTCGGTTGGGGTTTTTACAACTGGGTTTGATGTAGACGACGTTGAGAATATTATTTTAAATCGCGCTACAAAAAGCCTTTCTTTATACCATCAAATTGTTGGTAGAGGTGGTAGAATAACAGATAAAATATTTAAGCCATTTTTTAAGTTAATTGATTTAGGTGGAAATGTAGAACGTTTTGGCAGTTGGTCTGATGACGTAAATTGGCACTCAAAATACAAAGAACGTATAAGGCAGATAGTAGAAAACTATTTTATTTGTTCAAATTGTCAGGGTTTTATTAAAAGCAACCCATGTGAAGAATGCGGACATTTAAAACAAGCAATTAAAAGCGATAAAATTAAAGAGAAAACCCATCTAGGTATTGCAGTTTCAAAAGAAAAATTACCGACGCCATCGCCAAAAATGATGGTAGATTTTGGCTTGAAAACTGGAAAAGACATTAACGAAATAAAAAACGAAGTTGCAGACTATTTGGTTCGCATGATCGCTTATAACGGAATGAGTTATGAAACTTATTTAAACAATGCTAAACGTATAGATAAAAGAATAAAGGCAATAATAGAACCTATTTATTTTGCACTACATAAGTCAAAATTAAAGGGTAATAGAGTAAGAACTATTTTAGATTTTAAAAGAAAGGTTTATAAACGAATTGATAAATACTATGAAAGCGAGAGAAGATGTTATACAACAAAAAATAGTGGTTTGGTTTCGCAAGAACTTCAAAAACGATTTAATTTTTAGCGTGCCAAATGAACGAACAAGCGGTTGGAATAGAATGATAGCAATAGGAATGTTACCTGGAGTAAGTGATTTAATAGTTGTTACAAAAGAAAAAGTTTTGTTTGTAGAGGTTAAAGACCATAAAGGGGTGCAAAGACCGAATCAAGTAATATTTGAAGAAAAAATAAAAAAACTAGGTTGTGAATATTATTTAGTTCGTAGCTTAGATGAATTTAAACAAATAATTTAATATATTTGCATGATTACCTTTTTTCATAATTTAGGTTTTTTTCGTTTTAGGTTTGAAAGGCGGTTAAATTAATTTTAATCGTCTTTTTTTGTTTAATGCTTGTTTATT